GGTCAAAGAACAGGCGCCCAATAGTGGAATACGAAGTCGCCATGTTTCCGGGATATATTTTCCCAATGTTCGACATGTCCCAGCCTTGTGGCTGGCAGAATATGGGCCGATTACATAGCGTTAGAGGTTGGCTGAAATCCTCATTGCAGGAGAATCCGCCGCCGATCGAGGACGATTTTATCGACAGGGTTAGGCAGGAGCAGATCGCCATACAAGCAGCCCGGAATAACGACCAGGCCATAAAGCTTGAACAGTTAAATCCAGGAACCAGGATCATCATCCAAGAGGGCCCCTTCGCCACCTTAGGCGGAATTGTGAACATGTCCGTCGGTGATCGTGTCAGAATTATGCTTGACGCTGCGGGATTTTCGGCACTAGACATAGCGCGTCACTCTGTGGCAGCCGCTTGATAGTGCGGCATACCGCACAGTGCGTGAGCATTTCATCCACAAACCACAAATACAGATTGCCAGTCCCGCTCCGGCGGTGACCATGTCCAGCAGAATTCCTGCACCATAAGAGCGCTCGACCGCGATGGACTGGCTATACTAGCGCATCCACCCTATGCGCCGGCATCTCCCCCGAGCGGCCGTCTTCGTCGCCCACCTTGACCCGGCGCCCCAAGCAGGCTGCCGGGTCTTTTTCACATATGCAGGTGATTGGGTGCGAGGTGCTCTACCACTGAGCTACATTTCGGTAATACCGCCTAGGATGGCCTGTTTCCGTGCCAACCCGCTTTCAGGCGATTATGCTTGACTTGACGGATACTTTAGTCCTATATTCACACCATGAACTGGCGGGAATACTAAAATGTCTAAGAAAAGCAAGGCAATACAGCAAATGACCTTCAAGGAATGGGAAGCTGCCTTCCCTACCGAGGACGCTTGCGACGCCTATCTGGTCGCCCGCCGCTGGCCTTCGGGGAAGGTAAAGTGCCCGCGTTGCGGATCGGAGAACGTCTACGAACTCAAGACTATGAAATGGCATTGGGAGTGCCCGGATTGCCGTACCGGCGGCGCGTATCGCTTCTCCGACATCTCCGGCACCATCTTTGAAAACACGAACAAAGACCTTCGGGACTGGTTTCGCGTCATTCACCTGATGCTGACCGCCAAGAAGTCCATTAGCGCCCTTCAGGTGCAGCGCCAGCTTGGTTTCGGCTCGTACCGAACGGCTTGGTACATGTGCCATCGTATCCGCGCTGGCCTCGCCAATGAGGATTTCCGCAAGCTTATGGGCGTTGTCGAAGTTGATGAAACCAATATCGGCGGCGATGACAGTAACCGGCACATCGGCAAGAAAAAGGGCAGCAAGGGTAAAACCATTGTCATTGGCGCTATCGAACGGAAGGGTAATGTTGTTGCCCGCGTGATTACCCGCGCCGATCACTACGATATGGAACAGTTCGTCCACATGGTCTGCGGCGATAAGGTCTCGCTGCTCGCCACGGACGAACACCACGGCTACAAACACCTTGGCAAAACCTTCCCGCATGGCACCGTGCGCCATTCGCGCAAGCAGTACGTTGTCGGCGCGATCCACACGAACACGATTGAGGGCTTCTGGTCGCTGTTCAAGCGGTCCATCGTTGGCAGCTTCCACCAAGTCAGCAAGAAGTACTTGCCGCTCTACATCGCGGAAGCGCAGTTCCGGTACAATAACCGGCACAACCCCGACATTTTTGGGCTTGCCATAGCAGGAGTCTGAAGCACGATAACTACTGGCGTGTGCTTCAGCTTCGTCGGAACGCCAGGGGGAAGAAATAACGATTACTCCTTAGTAAAGGGCATTAGGCGCAGTACTTTCGAGGTATACGCTGCATCAATGACTATTGGTTCTTGAACCGTGCTGTCGCCAACACGTGCGCGCCCTGCCGCAGGAAACATCACGGTCGAAAAACGGTCGAGAAAATTTGAGGCGTAGAAAACAAAGGCGTTTGCGGGGCCCGGATCAATCTTGGGAATTGGAATTAGCCAATCGCGCTCAAGGACAACCTTTCCACTTTGGGCTGCTCCCTTGTTTTGCGGGTCTCGGACTGCCTCCTGCTGGACCACGTGCAACTCCATTGAAACGTCAAAAACGGTTTCCTTGTAGTAGTTCGTGACTTTGCACTCGTAGGTTTGAAAATGGCCCGGGGGAAACATCACCGACCCCGGAGCGCCCGATACTTGGCCCATCCCGCCACCGCCGTGCTCAATGGGCGTGGGCTGTACCTGATAAGACCATGCGGTTCCCTCTGGTGGCATTAGAGGGTGCGTTTTTGCGCTGCATTCCACGAAGAGGCGCCCTACGGACTTCGATGGAGACACCTGTTGGATTGGTTTCGAGACTGGCCGCAAAACGATATAAAGCCCCGCCCCGAATAGGACGACGGCCCCCAGCATCATCACCAATCCCATAGACTTACCCCGTAGCCAGTGGCTCTTATGGGCCCACGCTACTGCAATACCATTCAGCAGCAAGCCAACCAGTAGTCGCCCCCATGCCGAGGGCGGGCCAATACCAGCGTCGGGTAGGCGTTCAATACCGGTCAAGAACACTGTCCAACCGGCCAACACCAGCGATGAAACGATCAGCTTTCCCATAAGGGAAAGGCCGCCTGTGTCCGGTTCTTCCATTAAGCCGAGCCCCCTCAGGAATGGGGGGGAGGAGTAGACGGTCCCTATCCATCCGTCAAGTCCGGCATAATCGCCCGCTTTCACTTGGCTAGACCTCAATGACGGGATTCGAACCCGCGTCCCCTCGCTGGCGCCAAGCATAGCAGCGGGCAATGCCGAGTTGAAATCCTTTTTCACATATGCAGGAAAGAGCATATGGCCAAGCTCAGTAATCTGAGGCCAACGCTCAAGTCCTTAGCGCCACGCATTGCCTACACCCAGAACCCAGAGGCAGCAGAACAGCGCACATCAGCGCCAGCACCATGGGAGTCATGGAAGAAGACATATCGCTGGCAGCAGCTGCGTGCGTCCATCCTCCTGCGTGACCAGTACCAGTGTCAGTGGCCAGGCTGCGGCAGGATACATTCCGACACATCGCAGCTGGTGGCGGACCACAGGCAGCCGCACCGCGGCGACAAGAAACTATTCTGGGATCCAACAAACCTTCAGACCTTGTGCGCGTCACCCTGCCACAACAAGCACAAGCAGCGCATGGAGGCATCCATGCCGAAGGGTGTTTGGTACTGACGATCGCCGCGAGCCCTCCCTAGGGCATCGCAGGCCGCGCTACCCCAGGGGGGGTAGGTCCAACTTAAAAATCGGCCTCGCCTTCTAGACCGGCGTTGGCCCCACGCAGGGGTTTTTTTCCCGTGGGGGAGTTTGCCCCCGGGGAGGGCATAGCGAGGGCATGACAAAATCAAAGGCCGATTGGCCCGCGATCGAAGCCGAATACAAAAATTCTCGTAATCCTCTCAAAGAAATAGCGAGAGGGCACGGCGTAGATCCCAAATCAATCCGGAGAAAAGCGAAGGCCGGCAACTGGCAACGCCCTCCAGAAGAAAGCCCCCCGGGGGGCGAGCCTAAAAAGTCCTTACCGGTGGCGACAGTTTTCCCGCCGGTGGATACTGACGTTGCAACCCTGGTGCGCCGCGGGCGCGGCGTCATTCACCGGATGATCGATGAGCTGGATGCGACCACCTCCCACCTTAGCGAGATGGAGCAAGCGATCGAGGACGAGACGGCAGACGACACCAACGGCAAGCGCCGGGCGGCCATGTTCAACGCCATCAGCCTGCCGACGCGCTCCGGCGCGGTGCGGAACTTGGCGACCGCGCTTAAGACCCTGACCGAAACCACCCCTGGTGCTGGCGCCGGAAAGAAGGCCGCGGCCGCCGAGGCGGCTTCGACGGCCGGTGCCGACAGCGAATGGGGTGATGACCTCGACGGCGACCCTGTGATGAACTGATGGGCTGGGACACCTCCTGCCGGGACTGGGAAGAACGGCTGCTATCCGGCCGGGCACCGATACCGGACCTACCACTATTCGCCGATCAAGCCGACCTTGGCCTGCGGTGCTTTAAGCGGTTACAGCTTCCTGACGTCATCGGCACCCCCACGATGGGGGAGGCGGCCGGGGAGTGGTTCTTTCAGATCGTTGCGGCGCTGTTCGGGTCTTACGATAAGCCCGCCAACCGCCGGATGATCCAGGAACTGTTTCTCCTGGTCCCCAAAAAAAACATGAAGTCGACCGGTGCCGCGGGCATCATGGTCACCGCGGCCATTATCAACCGCCGGCCTGAAGCAGAATTCACCCTCGTCGCTCCGACTAAGGAAGTGACGGGCATCGCCTTTAACCAGGCGAAGGGGATAATAAAGCGGGATCCCGCACTCGACAAAAAATTCCAGGTTATGGACTGGAAAAAACAGATACAGCACCGAAAAAACGGTTCGCTGCTCCAGATAAAGGCAGCCGACACCGACGTCATCACCGGTTCCAAGTCGACCGGCACCCTAATTGACGAAACGCACGTTTTCGCAAAGCGGTCCAATGCCGCAGATATTTTCGTCGAGCTTCGCGGCGCGCTCGCGGCGCGGCCAGATGGTTTTCTGATACAGATCACCACCCAATCAAAGGAACCGCCTGCCGGTGTTTTTAAGCAGGAACTAAGTACCGCGCGCGCCGTGCGCTCCGGCGAAATCAGTCTCCCGCTTCTGCCGGTGCTTTATGAGTTGCCCGATCGCCTGGCCAAGGATGGCGGGTGGACGAACCGGAAATACTGGCCGCTGATCAATCCCAATATGGGCCGATCGGTGGACGAGCAGTTTCTCGAAAACCAATTGCTGAAAGCTGAACGTGATGGCTCTCAGGCAATGGCCTTGCTTGCATCCCAGCATTTCAACGTAGAGGTGGGCGTTGCATTCCAGACCGATGGCTGGGCTGGTGCTGAATATTGGGAAGCCGCCGCAGACAAGACGCTGACCCTGGACGAACTGATCGACCGCTGCGACGTAGCGGTTGTTGGTGGTGACGGCGGTGGACTGGACGACCTACTGGGCATTGGCGTGATCGGGCGCTGTAAGAAAACCCGGGACTGGCTGGCGTGGTTTCACGCATGGGCACAGGACGATGTATTCGAGCGGCGCAAGGAAATCGTTCCGCGGCTGCAGGATTTCATAAAAGAAGGCACGTTGACCCGCTGCGAAAGCGCAACACAGGGCATCGTTGAATTCACCGACATATGCGAACGCCTGCGTGACGCTGGCCTTCTGCCTGAAAAGGCAGCGATCGGACTGGACCCGCAAGGCGTGTCGGCCATGGTGGACGAGCTGGCCGAGCGCGATATAGGCGGCGATCAAGTCGTCGGCATTTCGCAGGGCTATAAATTATCCGGTGCGATTTGGGGCACCGAACTGAAATTGAAAAACGGTACGTTTAAACACGCTGGCCAGGATCTGATGACCTGGGTGGTTGGCAACGCCAAGGTTGAGCAGCGCGGCAACGCGGTACTGATCACCAAACAAGCCGCAGGCAAAGCGAAAATCGATCCTCTCATGGCCGGTTTTAACGCCGTGATGCTGATGAGCCGGAATCCGGAGGCCAAAAAGGCCCCAGAATACAAAATTTTGTTTGTGTAAGGAGTGTGTTATATAGGCGGGCCGATCTGACGTTGAAGCGTCAAGACCGACCCTAACCACCGAAGCCTGTTGCGAGGCATCCAATGGCTATACAAGAGATACACCGTCTCCGAACCTGTTCAAAGTGCGGGCTGGAGAAAAACGAAGACCAGTTTGGTTGTACCCAAACAAAAAACGGCAAGAGGCTTCTGCGCGCCCAATGCCGAGATTGTTACAACGCGCACAGGAGATCGCATTACGCGATCCCAGAGGTTCACTCCGAAAAGCAGCGTAAACGAAAAGAGTACCAATCACTTCCCGAGGTGAGGGAGGCCAGGAATGTTTCGCGCAGGACTCCGGAGCATCGGGAAAGAGAAAAACTAGCGCGGGAGAAGTACCGCTCTGTTCCGGAAAACGCGGCGGCAATAAAGGCGCAGAGGGCCGAGAAGCGCGCAACGGCAACACACCGCGCCGGCACGCTTTTGTTCGCCTCCAAATCCAGGGCGAGAAGGCACTCTCTGCCATTTGACCTAGACATGAGCTGGGTCATGGACCGCATTTCTGTTGGGAAGTGCGAACTCACAGGGATTGATTTTGACTTTGCAAAGGCCCCGAACGATTGGTGCTACAACCCTTGTTCTCCAAGCATTGATCAAATTGTTGCAGGCGGCGGCTATAAAAAGTCGAACTGCAGAATGATCATAACGGCGCTCAACAATGCACTATCTCAGTATGGCGACTACTTTTTCGAAACCATGTCTGCCGAATTCTTAAAGCGCCGCGGCTTCACCGTAGAGCGTTAATCGATCCAAAAATATTTTGATGACGGAGGCGGGTGATGAACCGTGCCTATTCGCTGCTCGATGTCAAAGACATCACTGAGCGCAAAGACGATTATTTAATCAAAGGCATCGCCACAACTCCGACCAGCGACCGCATGTCGGACGTTGTGGAATCTTTGGGCGGTACATACGCGCTCCCAATTCCGATGCTTTGGCAGCACCAGCCGGATAAGCCGATTGGCCGTGTGATTTCAGCGAAAGCAACCAAGACCGGTATCTCAGTTGAGATCAGTGTCCCGAAGGTTGAAGAGGCGGGAAATCTTAAAGAAAGAATTGACGAGGCGATTCAATCGATCCGATATCGGTTGGTTACCGGCCTCTCCATTGGATTCCGCGCGTTGAAAGACGGCGTGGAATTGATGAAAGACGGAGGGCTGCGTTTTACGGCGTGGGAGTGGCTTGAGCTTTCGCTCGTCACGATTCCGGCAAACGCAGACGCATCCATTACCTCAATCAAATCGATCGACACCACCATCCGCGCCGCGACAGGCATCAAGGACGGTGACGATCTACATACCCCTCCCGGCGCCACGGGCAAATCACACAAACCCGTTTCGTTGCTGCCCAAGGAGGGCAAAACTGTGAATTACAAGGAACAGATTGCTGCGTTCGAAGCCAAGCTGGCCGCGAACAAGGCCCGCCTGGTGGAAATCCAGGAGAAATCCGCCGGAGCCGGCCGTAGCAAGGACGCTTCCGAGAAGGAAGAGTTTGCCACGCTGAAGACCGAGATTGACACGATCGAGGAAGAGCTGAAAGATCTGCGCGATCTCGACGCCATGAACCTCAAGACCGTCGCCCCGGTTGTGGCCGCCACGCCGGAAGAGGCCGCTAAGTCGCGCCTCCCGGCTGCGCAGCGCGCGATTGTGGAAGTTCGCAATCCTGACCTAATCAAAGGCTTGGGTTTCGTCCGCTATGTCAGCGCCTTGGCGCAGGCGAAGGGCAATCGCTTCGAAGCGGCCCACATTGCGGATCGCTGGAAGGACAGCACCCCGGAAATCGCCGCGATTCTGCGCACCCCGCATGACGTGATCGAGAAGACCGCGGTCAATCCCGGTACCACGACCGACACGACCTGGGCGGCGCCGCTGGTGCAGTACCAGAATCTGGCCGGCGAGTTCATCAACTATCTTCGCCCGCTGACCATCATCGGACGGATCGATGGCTTCCGCCGCGTTCCCTTCAAGGTCAAGGTACCTCGCCAGACCGGCGGCGCCTCGGTTGGTTGGGTTGGTGAAAACAAGGTCAAGCCGCTCAGCTCCCTGGCCTTTGACTCGATCACCATGGACTTCTCCAAGGTGGCCGGCATCATCCCGCTGTCCGAAGAGTTGGTCCGTTTGTCCAGCCCGTCGGCCGAAGTTCTGGTGCGCGACGATCTGGCGGCTGCGATCGCTCAGTTCATCGACGCGCAGTTCCTGGATCCGACCAAGGCCGCCGACGATGTGTCCCCGGCATCGGTCACCTATGGCGTTTCGGCAACGGCGCCGACTGGCACCACGGCATCGGCGCTTCGTGCCGACGTCAAGACCATGTTCAACACCCTGTTGACTGCCAACCAGCAAGTCAGCTCCGGTGTCTGGATCATGACGCAGGGCCAGGCTCTGTCTCTGAGCCTGATGCAGAACTCCCTGGGCCAGGCGGTCCATCCTGGCATCACTGCCACGGGCGGTACATTCCTTGGCTACCCCGTCATCGTGTCGCAGAATATCGCGGCCGCCGGCGGATCGCCCACGGATGGCTATCCGATCATCTTCATCATGCCCAACGAAATTTTGTTGGCCGATGATGGCGGTGTGTCGATCGACGTCAGCCGCGAAGCCTCGCTGCAGATGGAAACCGCCCCGGACTCTCCGGCCACTGCCTCTACCGTCATGGTCAACCTCTGGCAGAACAACTTGATCGCCATCAAGGCCGAGCGCTTCATCAACTGGAAGGTTCGCCGCTCGACTGCGGTTGGCCTGATCCAGGGTGCCCGGTACGCGGAATAATCCGCAATCAACTGAACGAAACTGCCCCGGCGAGAGTCGGGGCAGTTCTGTTTTAAAAAGGTGAACCATGCGTCTCCGCGTGAAAAAAGGCCGGACCTATTTCCATAAGGGCCGAGATCACAAAGAAGGCGAAGAGGTAGAAGTCGAAGACAAGTTTGCTACGGCACTTTGCCTGCCTGCTGGTGAACTGGAAGAAATTAAGCCGCGCGGTCGCGGGCAATATAACCGCAGAGATATGAGGCCAGAACCCTGATCTGGCCGGATTGGACGGGGCAACCGGTCGCGATAATCGCCTCCGGCCCGTCAACGAAAAAGGTTGGCGTCGATCTTTTGCGCGGGCGCGCGAAGGTCATCGCCATCAAGGAAAATGTGAACCTCTGCCCTTGGGCAGATATGGTTTATGGCTGCGACGCCGCATGGTGGCGGTTTCGGCGCGGCCTTCCAGAATTCAAAGGTCTGAAGGTCACCTGGGCGGGCAGCAATTTGACGGCCGACTATCCTGATCTGAAGACAGTAACAATTCCGCCTTGCAAGAGGCTTGTGTGGACCGACCAGTTTCAATTTGAAAAGGGTGTGGTTGGTGCCGGTGGTAATAGCGGGTTTCAAGCGCTGAATATTGCCTGTTGGCTCAGTGACGCGCCGAAAATCCTTATCGGCTTTGATATGCATGATCAAAGCGGCAAGCACTGGTATGGCCGGAATAACTGGCCCATGTCGAACAACCCGGATCGCACAAATTTCGAAAAGTGGATCGGCTCATTTAGCCGCGCCGCACCGCTTATCGCCGCTAAGGGCATTCAGGTTTTTAACACCTGCCAAAACTCTGCCCTCAAGTGCTTCCCCTTCAAAACGATTGAACAGGCGCTTGATGAGGCCGCGGCATTCGATATGGATCGGGTACGATCCGCGTGAAGCTGGCGCTTATGCTGTGGCGCGCGAAACTATTCAGCGAAATACACTTTCGCAAATACCAATACGGGGCGTTGTTCTGCAAGACCTGAAAGACAAGGGTCTCTATTACCGTCCGACAAGTAAGCAAGATGGACGGCTTTGGGACGATATTTCCGAAGCTCCGATGGCAACAGAATTCGCGATATCGCGATTTCTAGTGCCGCATTTGGCCGGTGATGGCTGGGCGCTTTTCGTAGACGCCGATGTGATGGCGCGGAAGAACATAGACCGCATTTTTTCTCAAGCTGACCCATCCAAAGCCGTGATGGTGGTGAAGCACAATCATCAGCCGCATGAAGGCGGTCTGAAGATGGACGGCCAGGCACAGCTTAGATACGCCAGAAAAAACTGGAGTTCTGTTTGTTTGTGGAACGTCGATCACCCAGCAAACAAGGCGCTTACGATCGATATGATCAATTCAGTTCCGGGCCGTGACCTTCACGCTTTTAATTGGCTGCCAGACGAACTGATTGGCGCGCTTGATCCGAAGTGGAATTTTCTGGTCGGAGAATCCGACCCTTCGATTGATCCAGCAATCGTCCACTTTACCTCGGGGATACCGACGATGGTCGGGTACGAAAACTGTGCGTTTGCAACCGAGTGGCGCGACGAACTGAAGAGATGGGCATCTTGAAGTTTCACGTTTGCACGACCATGAACAAGGCCGGCTGGGAAGAGCATGGAAAACGGATGGTCGAAAGTGTGTCCGAGAACTGGGCGGCCGATGTATTGCCGCTTATCGTCTACGCGGAGGATTTTGACGTTCCGGAAATCAAGGGCATCGAAGTTCGCCGCCTTCCGGATTGGCTGACCGCGTTTAAGGATCGCTGGGGAAAGACGCCCGCCTATAATGGTCACCGGCCCTATGGGTACGATTACCGCTTCGACGCGATCAAGTTTTCACACAAAGTCGCGGCCCTGACCGACGCTATGCTCCAGATAACCGATGGTATCGGGATATGGATAGACGCAGACACAATCACTCATTCCCAAGTGACAGCCGACTGGCTGGTCCGCCTTATTCCTCATGACGCCTATATCGCTTGGCTAGACCGCCAGAACAGTCATCCCGAGTGCGGGTTCATGATGTTCCGCGCCGACCATCCTTACCATCATGGATTTATGGAATCTTTGCGAAACCTTTACACCTCCGGCGACTTATTCAAGCTCGCCGAGACCCACGACAGTTTCGCCATCTGGCGCACGGTGCAAAGCAAGGTGCTGCACAAAAAGATACCGCCGGCAGCCAGTCTATCTGGTAACGGCCGCTCGACAAGTCATCCCGCGATCAACGGCCCGCTTGGCGCCTGCATTGATCACTGCAAGGGCCCGCGCAAAAAGGAAGGTAGCAGCCGTCGTCGCGATCTTATCCGCCCCCGGCCGGAACAGTATTGGCGGGGGATTTCGTGAAGCCTTCGGAAAAGTTTAGCGGTAAAGAGGCGCCATATATCCGGCGCGCTCAAGGATTCAACGGCATCCGCCTGGACGGCATCGGGGATATTCTCAACCGCGCAAATGGCGCCACTGTTTTCGACATTGGCTGCAACCGCGGCATGGTTGGATACGAATTTGCTGTCAATGGCGCCGCGCGCGTCCAGGGCTGCGATCTTTTCCATTCAGGCATCGAGACTGCCCGCCAAGTGTTTGCCGACTTCAAGGGATGCGATCACCGCTTCGAAATCGTTGACCTTTCCAGCGGTCCAAAGGCATTAAAGGATGCCTTTGGAGACCAAGCCGACTGGAAGCACGATATCGTGCTGATGCTTTCGGTTTATCACAAGCTGAACAAGCAGCTAGAGCCGGCGGCCCTGTCTGTCCTGATTAAGCACTTCGGCAACATGACCGGAAAATATCTGTGCTGGCGCGGACATGCGCCTGAACTGCCGCAGTTGGATAAGGATCTCGGCGAGGTCGGGCTTAAGCGAGTTCACACATCCTTCATTTCCGATATTCAGCCCGCAGCGATTTGGGCGCGTCAATGATCCACATCGGAACGTGGGTCTGGGGTACGAAATACCCCGAACACTATATCGATCGGCTCCGCGCATCTGTCGCGCGCAACTATTCGGGAACGCATCAATTCCACATCTGGCGGCCCCCAGCCGAAGACAAAAAACTCACGAAGATGATCGGGTGCTTTCCCAGGCTCCGAACCTTTGATCCGGAGTGGCAGGCGAACCAAGGTATTCTGCGTGGGGAACGGATAGCGGTCCTTGACCTGGATCTGGTGATCACCGGTGGTGTCGATCTGATCTTTGACCGCGATGACGATTTTGCAATTCTGCAGGGCATCAACAGTACAAACCCTTGCCCCTATAACGGCAGTGTATGGACTTTAAAGGCTGGCTATCGGCCTGACGTTTGGAGCGATTTCAGCTTAGAGGCTGCAGAGAAAGTACCGTTCTACGCTTTTCCAGATGACCAGGCATGGTTTGCCGCAAAGATGCCTGGAGCCGGAAAGATAGGCCCCGCTGATGGCGTGTACGGGTTCAAAAAGCCGGGCTGGCCGTCAGGTGTCGATCTGCCAAAGAACGCAAGAATTGTCGCCTTCCCAGGTGCCCGTGATCCGCAGCAGTTTGCAGGATGGGTCCCTTGGATTAATGCTCATTGGAAATCATGAAGTTCACTGGTGGCCTTCCTGAAACAGCGTGCGGCGCCGGGTCGATGCTGAAGACTACAGAAAACCTGCGGCAGTTTCTTCCGCTTATGTTTTATCACTGTGGGATTGCAAGCCTGATCGATGCACCATGCGGGGACGGTAACTGGATCAGCCAGACCAAACTGACCGGCATAGAATATATGGGCATCGATCTAAGCAGGGAAAATCTGTCCGTCGCAATTCGACGAAATACTAAAACGAGTTTTGAACCAAAAGCGCAGACATTTACCTGTGCAGATATTTCCTTGATGGATTTCCCGCCAGTGGATGCCGTTCTATGTCGCGACTTTTTCCAGCATCT